GGTGGGGGTTTGGCATACCAAAATGGAACAGTAAATACTGGCGGCGGTGGTGGTGGAAGTGCAAATGGCGGTTCTGGATTTGTTTGTATTAAGTTCCCAGACACCATTACGATCACAATTGGCGGCGGCTTAACATACACATCATCCACAAGCGGCGGCTATACTACTGTTCAGTTTACTGCTGGTACTGATACTATTGAATTTTTCTGGAATCCAAAAACATATGGCGGTTTAGAGCTTTGGCTAGACTCTAACGATAGTGAAACCATCACATTAAACGGTGGAACTGTAAGTCAGTGGGATGATAAGTCTGGAAATGATTATCATGTATCGCAGGGTACAGCGAGTAATCAGCCCACACTAACTTCTAATGTATTAAATGGTAGGGATGTTTTGAGGTTTGATGGGGGCGATTGGCTTGAGAATTTGGTCGCTACACCCGTTGGCGGTTCAACTAATAGAACTATTTTTATCGTATTCAACTATACTGGAAGCAGTATAGATTATCCATTAGTTTTAGGCCCAATTCAGCCCGTCAGCGAATCTGGTAGTGTTTTTGGAATTAGTCAAGAAATAGCAGTCAGAGTGTCTAATGGTTATAGAATATTTAATGATAGTGTTTCATCTAGCCATAGTGTTGTATCAGTAGTTTTAGACGGGACAACTCCTTCTGATTTATCAGCATGGAAAAACGGAATATCATTGGGCGTGAGTTCAACAAGTAATCAAACAATTAATACTGGTTCTAGATTCTATGTTGGGAGTTCAGGTAGTATTGCAAACTGGTTGGCTGGAGATATTGCAGAAGTAATTATATATAACTCGGCATTATCAACCGCTCAAAGACAGCAAGTAGAAAGCTATCTAAGCAATAAGTGGGGTATATGATGATTTATTATGTATTTGATACAGAAAATGAAGCGATAGCTACTGAAAACTTAATTGTTAACAATATTAAGTCATGGGTTGAAACATACACCCCTTCAGTTATTAATGATTCTGGAGACGCTATTATTGGAAGAAGACCTCAAACTGGAGAAGTGGCTTCAGGACAAACATCTAGGTGGGCAATCCCAAAAGAAAGATTAGACGGTAAGTGGGCATTTCAAAAACCCACCGCTATTCATCTTGGCCCAATACCATTATCAACTGTTATTAGCGGCGTGACCGCCGTAGAGCAAGCTTATGAAGATTCTTGGTTCCCAGAGCCAGAGGTGATATAAATGCCATATTATGCAATATTAGACGAAAACAACATAGTAACCACAGTTATTGCTGGTAAGGATGAAAATAGCACAAATTGGGAGGCATACTACGGCTCTCTGTTTGGTAAAACTTGTAAACGCACATCGTATAATACAAGGGCTGGCATTCACGCAGAAGGCGGTACTCCCTTTAGAAAAAACTATGCTGGAATAGGTTACTCATATGATGAAACTAGAGATGTCTTTATTCCACCAAAACCATACAACAGCTGGGTGCTTAATGAAGATTCATGCACTTGGGAAGCCCCTACCCCAATGCCAACAGAACCATTAGCAGAAAACGAATTTTATGTCTGGAACGAAGAAACAACAAGCTGGATAGTATCTGGCGGTTTCGGTTCCGAAAAACCATCAACACTTTTATCTGATACAATCAATTCTATCAAAGGAGCATTAAAATGGCCGTTTCGCAAAAAATAATTTCTGGCAATGACCAGCCCGCTGGTGGGCAGGGTATTGTTAGTGTGGCTGGCGCAAGAGGTCTTGCTGCTGGAACATTTATTGCTGATATAGCATCAACAAATATCGTTTCACCATTTCCACCCTTACAGGCTAGTCAGCTAGATCAGACTATTGCTGTAATTAATACTAAATTAGACACACGATTCGATGACGTTGCTTATTACAATCAGGTAGATGGCGGCTCACCATAATGGCTATTAATATACCAAGTTCGGTTTTTGATACATACAACGAGGCGGTTCTTCTATTCACTAGGACCGCCACTTTGGTGTATCCAGAGAAAAGGTCCGACTGTCCTAATTGTAAGATTATTACTTTAGGAACTGGCGGTAGGTCTGCTAGTATTTATCAAGAAGGTGGGCCAATTCCATTTCAACGTGGAATGCCATGCCCTTATTGTAACGGACAAGGTTTTAAAGCAGAAGAAGCAACACAAGATATAACCCTTAGAATTTATTGGAATAGAAAATTCTGGATTGATGTTGGTATTCCTATCGACATTCCAGACGGTTCAATTCAAACCATCGCCTATATGACAGATCTAGAAAAGATAGAAAAGTGCAAATACATGATACCAAATTATGATGGTATAGAGAAATATGATGAATCCAGATATACAAGAATGGGGCCATCATATCCACAGGGTTTTAAACAGAACGATACTAAGTATATAGTTACATTCTGGAAGCGGTCAAATGCTTAGTCTAAAGTTAGTAGAATCAGACAATGTTATCACTGCCAAAATATATAAGGCGTATGCTAAAGAGTTGGAAAAACATTTTAGATCAGTTTCTGGATCTTTATTAAGCTCTTTACGCCCAATAATAACTTCAGCCCTTTCGTCTTCCCCTGAAATACAATCAATGTCTGGCGGGCTTTTACAGGCCGATTTTGGATTGACTTCTAATCCGGGTCAATCAATCGTTAGTAGTATTATTTCAACTCTTGCACTAAAAACAGAAAAAGTTAGTACAAATGGAAAGATTATTACTGGCGGTTTTACTGTTGTAATGCAGCCACAAGATTATTCTAATTTATTCTCTCTTCCCGTAGCCACACAGATCATAGAGGGCGGTTCTTTGCCTTGGTTAAAATGGTTGCTCACTTTGGGTGATACTATTATAATAGCCAATTTTGGGGTTGAATATGGGCCTTATGGGCGAACTGGTAGGGCTAGAATGACAGAAGAAAGCAGACCGTTTAAAGTCAACAGTGCTTTTTCCGGTACTGTAGACGATAACTTTATAACCAGAGCTATTCAAAGAAGTAAAAGCCAAATTATTAATGCTATCATAAAGGCGGTGAAATAATGGCCGGTGGACCACACACAAAACTAGCAAATATCAATAATGCACAAGATTCAACTTTGTCAAATGTCTTGTTGGATAATTTTGTTTATTTTTATGATTGGGGTTTTACTGATGCTGGATCATACTACAATATTAATATACCACAGTCTGGCATATATGGTGGCGACAGGCATCAGCTTCGTTTAGTAGATGACCCAAACTATAATTCCGGTCAGGTTTGGGAGGCTTATAGAAAAAACTGGGTTTGGGAAACTGGCATTAGCGCATCTGTCGATCAGCCAATCCAGATATCTGGAGTTTTTGTTGATAGCACATTTCACGCTACTGGAAACGTAGAAGAGCCATACTACATAGACTATAAAAATGGTAAGATTGTGTTTGACAATGCTATTTCAACATCAAGTACTGTAAAGCTAGAATATAGCCACAAATGGGTGGAAGTAGTTCCAGCACAGGGTGTCCCATTTTTTAGAGAAATACAGCAAAATTCATTTAGGAGTGATAAGGCTTTTCAGGTTAGTAATTCGGGCGGTTGGGCGCAGCTTGGCCAGACCAGAATACAACTCCCAGCAATAGCTGTAGAGGTAAATCCAGCAAAAAGCTTTGAGGGATACCAACTTGGTGGTGGGCAGTGGGTAAATAGCGATATTGTATTTTACGTCATGGCCGAAAACCAGTGGGAATGCTCCAATTTAATGGACACTATTCTTTACCAAAACGACCGCACAATTCATTTATTTGACACAACAGCGGTAGCTGTATCTGGTATTTTTCCATTTAATTATCGTAATGAATTAAACGAGAATGCCCTACCTAGCGGTATGTACGAAAGTTTAATAGATAATTTTTATTATCGCAGATGCTGGATTAGTGACTCAAGGGCCAATGATATTACCCAGCTTTCCCCCGATTTATACATTGGTACAACAAGATGCAGCACCCAAGTTAAAGCCATATAGTAGGCTTTCTGTGTATATAAATTCGAATAAGCACCTTTACCAGAGGACAACAACAGGAGAACATAATGGCACAGAATACTAGAATTTTTTATGCCTGTCAGGCCGTTGCTATTACACCAAGAGGTTCAAACCCATCCTCTGATTATATAGTTCAGGGCCTACAGAGTGTTGGAATGAGTTCATCGTTTACGCTAGATCAGGTTTTTGAGCTTGGTCAGCTTGAACTTTATGCAAACATTGAAGAGGTAGCCGATGTTGAGGTTACTTTAGAAAAGGTTCTTGATGGTTATAAAACTATCTACAACCTCGCCACTCAAAACGATTGTAGCGTTAGTCTTTCATCAGCGGCAAAAAAAGTTTGTGATGTCTGGGTTGCTGTCTTTGATGACAGTCTAGACAACGCAACAGGTGTGCCGCGCACCATATGCGCGAACCACGGTATGGTTGTTGGTTCTGTTAGCTACAACTACACTGTTGATGGTAGCGCTACAGAATCAGTAACGCTTGTTGGTAATGATAGATACTGGAACTCGCAAGATGCTGGCGATTTTGGTACTGCTCCAGATACAAAATGGACTTCTGACATTACATCGACACTCTTTGATGGTTCGGATGCAGGCCCGTCTGGCGTTGTTCGTAGAGTTAATTTTGATGTTGCAGGTTCAACCTTTCCACCTCAAGTTGAACTTAATCAAGCGAATAGCACTAGCCTTCTCCTTCAAAGCGTGAGTGTAAGTTGTGATTTTGGTCAGGAAAACATTCAAGAACTCGGTAAATATGGACCATACGCTAAATATGCAACGTTCCCAATCGAAGTTACATCTGAGTTCGAAGTTATCGCTTCTTCTGGCGATTTAGTTAATGTTTCTGGCAGCGCTCCAAGTTCGACCGGTGGCCAGATCATTATAAAGGATGACGCTGGTACTGTTATTGATCTTGGTAGTAATAACCTCCTAACGTCGGTTTCATACTCCGGTGGTGATACTGGCGGTGGAAATGTTACCGTTACTTATAGCTACAGCAACTTTAACTCACTAAAAGTCACCGATGGTGGTGGCGCATAAGTAGTTTTTTTGGATTTTTGGATGGACAATATATTTTACGAAAAATTGTTGTACAGAATTATACAAGGTCGTCTACGGCTAAAGCTGGACGGCCTTGTTCTATTCGTATACGAGCCATCTGTTGATCTTCTTGAAGAATCTTTAGAGGTATATGAAGATGCTTACAGGCAAGCTTATTTCAGAGAGGTTCCTATAAAAGAAGAGATACTAGATACTCTTATTGAAAATAATTTATGGTCTCCTTTGGATGATAAACAAGCAGATGAGATAGACAAGAAAGTTGAAGACTTGAAAGTGGAAGCTTTTAAGAGCTTTTACGATACGGGCAAGCTTAGGGCCATTAAAGCCGCAATTAGAACGCTAGAAAAAAAAGTTATTAAACTAAGAACTAAAAAACTAGCACTAGATCACACAACATGTGAGGGTGTTGGTTCTTTTTCTAGGTCTGTTTGGCTCATATCAAAGTCAACATTTTTTACAAACAATGAGCCATATGATTGGTCTAGATATACCATATCTAATATAATGGACCAATATAATTCTTATAACATTACTACTGAACAATTCAGGAAAATAGCCCGAACAGACCCTTGGAGATCAATGTGGAATGCTGGCAAAAAACAGGGTTCTTTATTTAACAAACCATCATGCGAATTAACAAAAGACCAATTATCGTTGTCATCTTACTCTACTTTATATGATAATGTATATGAGAGCCACAAATGCCCAAACGATAAAATCATTGAAGATGATGACTGTCTGGACGGGTGGCTTATCGAACAGAGAAGAGAAAATGAAAAGGACAGGAAACAGCAAGAAGTAAACTCAATGATCAAAAACCCCAAAATTGCAAATTCACAAGAAATCTTTGTCATGGCAAAAGATAAAAAATCCGCACAGGATATATACGATCTTAATGATCTTGTGGCGAGAAATAAAATCGTGGCGAGAGAAAAGCAAATACGCTCCGCAGACGGGCAAATTAAATTTACAGATCTCAATGATGTAAGACAGGATATAACAACACAATCGCACCAGACTTCAATAAGGTCAGTTAAAGGAAAGGTAAAGTAAATGGACAATGATTTTTTAAAGCAGTCCTTGAATCTTAGGGCGGCTAGAGACGAGAGATATAAGGATATTTCAAAAGATAAGCTGTTTAAAGCGGCCAAGAAAAAAGTGCAAACAACAATGATTGGCGCGCTATCAACACTAGAAGAAACTTTTGGTTTTCTATGGGGTATAGAAATAACAGAAGACCAAAGAACAGAAGAACAAAAAAGAGTACATGAATTATATGAGGAAGCTAGGGCAAAAATCCTAGATAGAGGAAATACACAAATCAGAAACCTAGAGTCTGAATTTGTAAATTATGATATAACTAGGAAAAAATATTTAATAAATCTACCAGTGATTTCTGCTAAAAAGGGAGGAGATTCGAATGAAGGTTGAAGATAAAGAAAGAGTTATCGAAAGTTTCGATAAAGAAGGAAACCCAGTTAAGGTTTTAGTTAAAAAGCCAACAACTAAAGAGTATAGGGACTCTCAGGTTGAATACAACAAAGCTTTTCGTAGTGCGCTAGATTCTGGTTCGCTATTAAGACAAAAGCTTACAGAATACATGATCGAACAGGGTATCTGGAGTGAAAACAAACAGGCCCAAAACGATAAGTATGTAGAGCAGATTAGACAGAAAGAAGAACAACTAAAGGCTGGTGGTATTAAGTTATCACAAGCTAAAGAAATCGCTCTTGAGCTAAGATCGCTAAGAACAGAATTTCAAATGTTTTTGGCAGAAAAGAATGCTCTTGACTCTAATACTGTAGAGGGGCAGGCCGATAATGCCCGATTTGCGGCTCTTACCGTTCTTTGCTTATTTAATCCAGATACTGGCAACAGATCATTTAACAGCCAAGAAGACTATGATAAGATGGCAGATGAGCCTTGGGTTGTTGAGGCTTCTGGCGAGTTGGCTAATATGCTTTACGGGCTAGATCCTAATTATGCAAATAACCTTGAGGAAAATAAATTTCTTAAGGAGTTTAAGTTTGTGAATGACGATCTAAGACTTGTTGATAAAGACGGGCATTTGGTCGATATTGATGGTAGACTAATTAACGAAGATGGGCGTTATATTGCATATCGCACCGAAGAGGGCAGAAAGAATAAAGACCCGAAAGATGTCTATTTTGTCAATAGAGAAGGCAAAGAAGTTGTTTCTGTCAAAAATCCAGACGGCGAAGAAGAGTGGGTTAGGGCCGATTTAAGCGAGAGAAAGCCATTCTTGGATGATGATGGTGAGCCAATTGTGGCTGAAGAGGTAAAAGCTGAAGAAAAACCCGCTCCAAAAAGGAAAAAAAGAGTGGCCAAAAACGAAGCTGAAACCACTTAATTGTGTATTAATCAAAAAGGACTAAACCGGCTAGGGGGAAATTAATACCTTCCCCCTCCTTTTTATTATACGGAGCTAAGATGGCAGAACGGTTCAACCTAACAGCCCAGTTACAGTTACAAGCGCCCACAAATACAAGACAAGTTTTAGGACAGATTCGCAGTCAGCTTAAAGGTGGCATTAATGCGAATGTCAATGTTCAAGCTAATGCTAAGAATGTTCAGCAAGTCAATAAGGCGCTACAAGGCACAACTAAAAATGTAAATGCTGCTGCGCGTGGTGTTGGGGTATTAAATAAAAACTTATCTGAAGCAGCAAGGCGTTTCGGTGTTATTACGTTAGCAACTGGAACGATGCTTTCTTTTGCTCAGTCTGTTAAACGGGCTGTCGGTGAAGCGATAGCTTTTGAAAGAGAGCTTGTTAAGATTTCTCAGGTTACTGGCAAGAGCGTAAAAGAACTTTCTGGCCTTACTCAAGAAATTACAAGACTAGCAACCGGCTTGGGTGTTTCTTCTAGTAGCTTACTTGAAACATCTAGAGTTTTAGCACAGGCTGGCTTTTCAGCAAAACAAACAAAACAAGCACTTGATATCTTAGCAAAAACAACGTTAGGTCCAACATTTGATGATGTCACACAAACCGTAGAAGGTGCTATCGCTGTATTAAGACAGTTTAGTGCTGAAGCCGCACGTTCTGGTGGCGAGATTAAATTTTTGGAATCTACGCTTGATGCTATTAATGCCGTATCTAAAAGTTTTGCTGTTGAGTCTTCTGACTTGATCTCTGTTATTCGTCGTGTTGGTGGTGTGTTCTCTAGTGCGGGTGGTAGTGTTAATGAACTTATTGCATTATTCACATCTGTTCGTGCTACAACGCGAGAATCAGCTGAAACTATTGCTACTGGTCTTAGAACTATTTTTACACGTATCCAAAGAACAGATACGGTAAATCAGCTTGAGCAACTTGGTATATCTTTACGGGATGCCGAAGGTAATTTCGTAGGTGCGTTTGAGGCTGTAAAGAGATTATCTGTTGGCCTTAGTGGGCTAGATCCAAGAAACTATAGATTTAGTGAGATTGTCGAATCTCTTGGTGGTTTCCGTCAGATCGGTAAAGTTATTCCACTTATTCAACAATTTACCGTAGCCCAAGATGCATTAAATGTAGCGCAAGCCGGTGCTGGTTCTGTTGCTGCGGATGCCCTTACGGCCCAACAGTCTTTAGCTGTTCAGGTTACTAAGGTCCGTGAAGAGTTTGCTGCGCTTATTCGTACTTTGGCCGACAGCGAAACCTTTAGGGGTATTGCATCTGGTGCTTTAGAATTAGCTAGAGCGTTAATTAAAATAGGAGAAGCCTTAGAGCCGGTCTTGCCTCTCCTAACAAGTTTACTTGCCTTAAAGATTGGCCAAGGATTAGCTCCGGGTCTTTCTGCTATTGTTGGTATTGGTGGCAAAAGAAAAGCGTTTGGTGGTGTTGTTCATAAATTTGCTAAAGGTGGTTATGTTCCCGGTTCTGGCAATCGTGATACGGTTCCCGCGATGCTACAGCCGGGAGAATTTGTAATAAAGAAGAGTAGTGCCGAAAAGCTTGGTTCAAGCACTCTTAACGCGATGAATAATAATAAGTTTCAAACAGGGGGTGGCGTAAGAAAAGAGCTAGCTAAAACTAGAGAAACTGGTGTTGGCGATAGTGTTACGCTTTCAAAGAGTGGATCTCTAATTGGAGCTTTATCAAAAGCTGAAGCATTAGGCGACTTAGAGACTTATGGTGGTGCTTTCTTGAGGCCGGTTGGTTCTGGTGAAACGTTTACTGGCGAAAACAACCCCAAAGAAATTCAAGCTCTTATAAAAAGTTCTCCGGGTTAT